GACATTTCACGAGATGAACAAACACACGTCGCCGCGAATACTCTCGTATGCGAGTCACTTGGACTCAAGTCCGACAAAGAGATCAACGCTCTGCGACGAGCAACCATCTCGTGGGTCCTACAGTCTTTGAAAGGTGAGCACGAACAACGTCATCTATCTAGCAACTTCTGGCTAACTAGTTCAGATTCTCTTTACACTAGAGGTAAAGCAGAAGGTTTGCTTAGTACTCGTGCTTCCAGAATGCCTGCATTCTTTGAAACTAATAACGTAAACCTACCTCAATATGCGTAATATCCTTCTTTCTAGTCTCCTCTTGGGTATGGCCCACGGCTTCTTTGCCCCGTCTGTCGAAGCACACGGCAGGAATAAGCATCGCCACCGTACCCAAGTTGTAGTCACTCCTTGGCATATTACCTATTGGTACTCTCCAAGGCCTCCCAAGATTCGTGTATCTGAGAACTGCGTATACAAGCCGTGGCAAAACCGCACTGTATGTCGCTATTGACTATGCCTTATTTGATTAAACAACTTGCTAAAGCTGAATCCTGCCTGTCTCGTGAAGAGGCTCGCAAGATTCTTAAGAAAGTTAGTAAACTTGACGGGAAGCCTTACATTAAACCTAATAAATAATTAATGCCAAATCTTGAATTCACATCTGCAGACAAGAAGAAAATTCAAATTGTAGATCAAGAGATCTGTCCTGACACATTTGACGACAGTCAGCTTCCTACTGACATACATATAATCACATATACGTATGACGGCAAGAAGTTTTTTGATGTAGTCAGGGCTTACACAATGATGGATATTTTTGACGCTTACTATGACAAAATCGAAGGCAAGGGTGAAGTCCTCAAAATTAAGTCGGGCTACGGTCGCATCAAGCCGAAGCTCTACGGCAAAATCGATGACAAAAGCTGATTACGTTAAAGAGCTAAATGATTTGGTCTTTCAAATGACTAAAAAGTTAACTATTAAACAACTACGTGTACTCATTGCTCGTTATGCACTCAGCTAAACTCGTCTGGATTACACCAGATGCCGAACAACTTGTGGGCAAGATCGCCCGCGTTTCTAATCCAAACAACGAAGATAATCCAGAAGTTGACAAACTTATCAAGTACCTCATTAAGCACAGACACTGGTCTCCCTTTGAGATGGCAAGTATGTGCGTCGAGATCCACACTACAAGAGCTATTGCAGCGCAAGTCCTGCGTCACCGTAGCTTCTCATTTCAAGAGTTCTCTCAGCGATACGCAATCCCTACGGATACCTTTGCAACAGTCTTGCCTGAACTCAGACGTCAGGACACCAAGAACAGACAGAACTCGATAAACGATCTGCCTTCAGAGACTATTGAGTACTACCAAAAGCGCATTGACGATCACTTCCGTGAGTCAGTCAACCTGTATGAGTCTTTGCTGCACTCTGATGTAGCTAAAGAATGTGCTCGCTCAGTACTGCCTTTGAACACTGTGACCCGTCTGTATATGTCAGGCACCATCCGCAGCTGGCTGCATTATGTAGACCTGCGTGGTGACAATGGCACTCAACGAGAGCATATGTCTATTGCTCGCAGCGTTGGTGACATTCTTGATGATCAAGTTCCTACTATTGCTCGCGCAATGTGGGGATGAGCATTAAGATAAAGGCTGGTATAAATAATACAGGCCATAATGAATTTTATTGCTGCAACCATTGAACTCAAATCCTTTGTCGGAGATACGATCACAGCTTATGGGCTTCCTTATTGCGGGGCTGATGCTGTTGTGCCCGCTGGTAGCAGTGCTGGAGAGGTTAGATTCAGACTCCTCTGCTATGACAAGCAGGGACCTAAACTTCAGGCGTTCCAAGACTGGAAACCTGGCACCCGTGCGCTGATTACTGGCAATATTTATTTCTCTGACGATCCTAAGCAACCGCTTGATCTCGTCGTAGCAACGATTGAGCCCAACATTCCGCAAGATATGTACTGCAACCAAGTGGTCCTTGGCAATGCATTCTTCGGTTCTGATCAAATTACTGAACGTAAAAACGGTCAGATTGCTATTAAAATTGGATCAACTCTAGATAACTCCGACATTACAACTTGGTTGTATATGGAGACTCACGAACAACGTAAGAAGAAGCTCAATGATCGACTTCGTAAAGGACGCCAAATTTGCGTTCAAGGCTACATCCGCGAATATCGCAAAGACGATAGTGACTCTCCCTATCGCGCCATTGTCGCGTCTGACTTCACAACTAGAAAAGACCGCGAGCGCACTGCGAGGAATCCGCAATCGCAATCGTCAGCGGCGGGCTACTCTGAGGTTGACCCAACTCCCGATTACTGAAATTAAGTGTTGGCCTAATGTGCCTTCTTACTTTCTAGATGATCCGAACGGCGACAGTTGGTAATGCCGCCTGTCGTCGGCTATATCGTTAGGTGTACCCCAAAAGCTCCACTTAGGGGCTTTTTTAGTACCAAAAAATCTACTACTGTTTTGCAATGATGAGTTGCCTTGCTACTTCTACAGGGTCTGCATCAAATTTTGCAAGCTCAGCGTTAGGTAGCAGAGACTCTCCCATACAGTGGAGGTTGCGATCTGGCAACTGAGGATTCTTTGATAGCCCTGCCATACGTTTCATTATGAAATACCGCTACCAAAAGATTCTCTAATGTATTTATCACGCATCAAATCTTGACCAGGCAAGTACGGTCCTGGAGTCATTTCAGGCACAGTCATATCGAGAGTGCTTGGATCTAGTTTGATAGCAGGAGTTGGTCTTGCATCAATTTGTTGTTGACCATAGTCCCAAGCTTTTTGCCCTGGATCTTTTGCGTCTTCTAACATTTGGAGCATCTCAAGATTAGCAAAACGCATTGTGTTCTTACCTCACATCTCTCTAGTTTAATACTTATATTTGTAAGGTCTATTAAAAATAAATATGACCCTACAAGTTTTGCCTCCTGAACTTCTTGAGGCACCTAAAGACAAAATTGAAACTAAAGAACCTCAACCTTACTGGAAACCTAGCTCACTAAAAGATGGAGAAAGCGAAGAGTTTAGGCTCCTTGGATGTTATGAAACAGGACACGCAATCGTCGGTTGGCAATATGCCTCCGAAGCAAGAGGTCAAGACGGTGAACTTCGGTTTAACGGTTACGTCGTTACTCGTAGCCATCCTGGCACTCCTGATGATTTGGCACGGGAAACAGACTGGTCTAAGCCCGATCGACCAAAGATTGACGGCTCCTACGTCAAGCCCCGCAAGTTTTTAGCTTGGGTAGCTACATCTGCTGCGCGTGGACGTATGGAAGTTCTTTTCATTGAGCAGAAATCTCTGCGTGAACAACTTACTGAAATCCTGCAGGAGGCAGATGACTACACTTGGACAGACACGGGACTGGCTAATTTCTCGATTAAGATTAGTCGGAAGGGAACTGGCTTGGAAACTTCATACAGCATCCTACCAAAGGTACGTAAAGTACCTGAGAAAATTGTCAAAGAGTGGGAATCAACTAAAGAAACCATTTGGCTTCCCAACTTCTTTGAGGGAAAGGATCCATTTGATGGCCGTCAGGTGGACGAAAAAGGCCTACCTGCTGGCGGAGTCGATAAGCGTGGGTCCACTGTTCTCCCCAAACAAACCAAAAAACCCGTCGATGATGACGCTGAATTCTGATGATTGAACTTACTGTACACAAAAACGAACTGGGACTGCACGAGGCTGTATGCACTCTGCAGCTTCCTTCTATTACTGTTACCCGTGCAAAAGCAGAGCGGGATGACCTGGAGTATGAACTCCGCAACGCCTTCGAGAACCTCGTCGGTGAGATTGTCCAACGTCAACTTAAAGAAGAATTCTAATGTCAAACGTGAATATGGATGGGCTGCCTCCTGAGATGCAGCAACGCATTGCTTCAATCATTGAAGGTGCTAAACAAAAACAAATTCAACCTGCACAACCGCAACCTCAAGTGCAGGCTCCTGTTGCTCAACCGTCACTGATGGATCATATGATTGCTCTTCGTCAAGAGGTTGCAATCCTTAAGCAACAGCTCGATGCAATTGGTCAAGTTACTGAAGCTGTGGGTAATGCCACTGGACAGCTGTATCAGATGTTTCACCAGCAGACCCAGCCTACAGATTTCAGCTCAAATTTCCAAACGCAGCAAGTAAATGACGAAGGAGACTATTGATAAGCCTTACCGTATACAGACGCCCAGTGGATATCGAAAGTATTTGTGCTCCGGGCTTTATATGCCCTCGGTCACGACTGTACTTTCGGCTACCGAAAGCGAAAAGTCGAAGAAAGGTCTCCGCACTTGGCAACAAAATAATCCGGGGGCGCTTGAAGAAGCGAGTGCACGAGGGTCAGCCATCCACCTCGGATGTGAAAACTACCTCCGGGGATTAGATCCTGGAGTTGCTGAAGAATATCAACCATTCTGGAATGGCATCACGCAATATCTAGATTGGTTTGATATACTTCATTGGTCAGAGCGTCCACTGCGTCCTGACTGGTATCACTTGAGATCTGATGACAAGGAGGTTGCATATGTGTGGAGTACAGAGCATCTATACGCTGGGTGTCCTGACCTAATCGGTGAGATTGGTGGTGTCAAGGTTATTGCTGACTTCAAAACAAGCAATGGACCTTATATGAATAACTTCCCCGACCGTGGGGATCGTGTTGGCTTCGGTGGTTTCCGTAAGTATCAGAAGTGTGCTCAACAGATGGCGGCTTACCGCTATGCACTGAACGAACGCACTGGATTCTTATGTGATGTTGCTTTGATTATTGTCAGCACTCCTGAAACTACTCAGGGTATTTTCATTGATGGGGATCAACTAGGACTTTATGAGTCCCGATTCCTCAAACGTTGTAAACAATTTCACGATATAGAAGGAGAGAATGAAACTGAGAATAGCAGTCAATAAAGGTTGCTTCAACAAAGAGAACGTAACTGATACAGCTTCTGGCTGGCTCAATATTAACGAGAGCCTTGAGTGGCTCAAAGGGTGGGTGTCCGCAGGCTATGGCTGGACAGCTACCCATTTTATTGATCGGTATCGCAAGAGCACCAATGCTCGCGGCAGCAATTTGATTGTTGTAGACATCGACGGTGATGTAACTATCGATCAGTTCCTTGCTTCACATACTGTTCAGCAGTGGTGTGCAGCTATCTATACCTCTGCTAGTCACACTAAGGAAGAGCACCGCTTCCGTGCACTCTTTCCTCTAGAGATTGAACTGCAGACTTCATCACAGCACAAGGGTGCTTACTGGCTCATTGCTGATCGCCTGTGTGCAGAGCTTGGGATAGAGAAGCTCAAAGATAACTGTGGTCAGAAGCCAGAGCGCCTCTGGTATGGCAACAGTAAGACTGAGTTCACCATCTTTGATGGACGCTTTGTCCCTGAGTTTCTGCTGACTGACATCGACTTCGATGAAGGTCCTACTTTTGCTGCAGCAGATATCTCTAGTCAAGATGTAAAGCGCTGTCAGTGGCTCCTACGTGAGTTCCTGCGGCCTTCTGAAGACGGTGAGTACGAAGAGTACTACGTGCCTGTTCTCGCCGCTTGTGCGGGCATAGGTAAGGATGTATTTGATGACTGGGTTGACTGGGTATTACGCGGTCACCACGGTGAAAAAGATGAGAATATCCAACCATTCAAGTGGCGTGGTCTCGGCAATTATGCAGGACACACTACACTGTATTCGCTTGCTAAGAAACAAGATCCTCACTGGACTAATTCTTTGCCAAGCGGCCTACGATTTGGTGCCGTAGGTACTGCATCTGGTTACACTGAATGGGATCCAGACGTTGATTTTGACACTGTATTAGATAACAAATTGGGAGAATCTATGGGAGAAGTCATTGAACTTGAACCTATCGCTGATGTTCAGCAAGTACAACCACGCAAGGGGCGGCCTAAGCGCAGCAATGATGACGCAGCTAAAGAACGTGCTGCTGATGTTCAAAAGGTTAAGGAGATTCTTAAAGACCTTCGCAAGAATGAACTAACAAATCAAATTGAATACAATGATCCAGCTGGCAAGACGATCATCCTTCAAGGCAATGACCTTGATCTGATGACTGTCAAGCTCAGCTGTGAGCACGGTGTGTTCATCCCTGAGCCACGCATTAAAGCTGCTATTCAATATGCAGCAGGGCGTAACACCTACTGTCCCATCCGTCGTTACCTTGATCACTGTGCTGCACACGCCATCCCTCATAAAGATTGGGATCGTGTAGGCGAAGTCTTCTTAGGTAACAAGCACAGCATTGCAACGCTTGCGATGCAGCGGATGATGATCGGTGCTGTAGCCCGTGCCTATAACCCTGGCTGCTCTATGTCTTGGCTACCGATTCTTGTCGGTGCACAGGGCGTAGGTAAGTCGATGTTCTCTCGCAATCTTGTTCCTCAAGATCTGTTCTCTGAGATCACAACTCCATTGGAGACGCTGATCAAAGAGCAGTATCGCCTGCACGTTGCTTGGTTGCTTGAGCTTCCTGAAATTGATAACTACTTCAACGTACGGAACATTGAGAACTTCAAGAACCTTGTCACCACTCGTGTTGATGAGTGTCGCTTCCCCTATGCACAGCTGCCTAGCAAGCTGCCTCGTAGGTTTGTGATGATCGGTACCACTAACCGTAACCAGTTCCTTGTCGATAGCACAGGCAACCGTAGGTTTGTACCGCTTGAGATTGGAGCTGGCTTCTCTGTTCCTTGGCGTCTACTTGCCGAGCAGCGTGATTCGCTGTGGGCATCTGCAGTAGCTGCCTTCCGTGCTGGTGAAACCTATGAGTTTGACAGCGGTGAGATCGCAGCTATCTCTGAGTACATCCAAGAGTTCGGTGATCCTGATCCTTGGGTAGACAAAGTTGCTGGCTATGCAGCTATCCGTGATGAGGTTACAGCTGCAGAGATTCTTACTAATGCACTGGAGTTAGATCCTCGTCAGCAAGGCAGACGTGAAGCACGACGTGTTGCAGATGTTCTGCAGACGATGGGCTGGCGTCGCCTTGTAACTAGCAGGAAAGATCCTGTGACTGGTAAGTCCAAATCAATACGTATTTGGCAGCGTCCTAAGGATGATCCATTGCCTGAAGATCACATTCTCAACGATTTTTAAGTATTATTTTTGTAGTATAGAGGTATTAATATGCTTGCTAAAGACATTCAAATTGGTCAAAGAGTTCGCGTAGCATCAAACGATATGACCGCATTGGTTGTAGGCCGACCGGAGTATTACACTCCTCGTTCAATGCTTGTTCGTATTAAATATGAGAACAGCACGCGCTACGAATATATGATCAACCATCAACTTGATCTGTTGGATACCGAAGAGCAATACCCCGCTCTCGGTGGCAACTATGTAAAACCTGAAGGTGCTTTCTAATGGCTGAAGCTAAGCCTGCAAACAAGCGCGGCGGTCACGCTTATGGCCGTCGTTACGGCAATCTTTCTAACACTGCTGAAGAGGGTGAACTGTGTATCTACACAGGGCATTCGATGGGCAGGTTCTCATCACATTCAATGCGCTACGACAGTCACCAAGCTTGTGTGCGCTGCGTAGCTTCTGCTCGTGAAGGTCGGTTGTCTTTTGACATTGACCGTTTGCTTAAGAAAGAACGCCGTCGTGCATTGAAGTTCTGGTCACAAGTTCAAATAGGTAATCCCGATGAATGCTGGGACTGGATGGGTTGTCGTAACCCTCGTACGCAACAACCTCAGTTTGCTTGGCGCAGGCACGGCATTAGCTCTAGCACGCAGCACCATCCTCAACGGGTGGCGATGTGGTACACGTGGGGCGACCTGGGTTTTACTGGTGTTAAGACTACTTGCGGCAATAAGTACTGCTGCAATCCTTTCCATCTTATTCCACAGCGTGTTGGCGTCTTCGTCGATCACGATAGCTATATGGAAAGCTTTGAGCTTGCCTGTGAACTCCATACTCTCAAGCAACAGATTCAAGAGTTTGTTCTTGAAGAAGCCTTGAAAGAGCAGGAGAAGATTGATCAGTCTGCAATGATTGATGAACGCAACGCAATGGTCATCGACCCAACGACTGACTACGGCGAGAAGTTTGAAGCAGTACTTGTTGATCTTCTGTCTGGTCGTCATCCATCACAAGTTGAACCTTCCGATTCTGGTTTATATCGAGAACCTACAGATCACGGTGAAGAAAACACCACGGAAGACTTTTAAATTACCTATCCTTAAACAAGAGTCATAAAGTTATGTCCCGTCGATCTGATTTACTTCAATCCCTAATCAAATCTGAAAAGTTTGGTAAGGAAAAAGACCAGGAGCAGCAATTCCTGATGGCAACTGCTGAGTTGATCCTTATGGATCTAGTCAACGTTGCTATTACTGGCGTTGAACAGCACGGAGCTGGGTCACTTGTGATCAACCTGTGCAATGACTCCTCGACTTATATGTCAGGACATCAAGTTGAATTTGATATTGCTACTGCGGAACGAGAAGAGGATGAAGAAATCCTTGAGTTTCTACGTGGACTGATCGAGAAAATTAATGACAATGACTGGTCCAAAAACGTTTTGATTACTCTTATCTCAGATGCAGGAACAAGAACATTTGAAGTCGAAGCAGGCGGGAGCCAAGAAAGCTTCCGAGCGTTTGCAGAAGAATTTACAGGATAAACTTAAAACAGCTGGACTAAAACTCCCGCTTTATCCTACTCCGCAGCTTATAGAACGTGCTCGTACTGTTATGGGGTCTATTGACTTTGACCCTACTTCTGATCCTGTTCAGCAAGTACTTGTTGACAGCGTTGCTGTTCCTTCTATAGAAATCAACCCGCTGCAAGAACACTGGCACGGCAACTGCTGGGTAGCTCCCAAAGGTGCTGTCAGAAATACTCGCATCTGGTTGAACAAGACTATCTCTGAGTACCGCAATGGCTACATCAATAGCTTCGTCTTTTTCACTAGTGCGTCTGAGCTTATTAGAGCTACTCCCGTTATTTGGGATTATCCTGTTTGCATTCCGTTTAAACGTGTCAAACAACTACGCGCTACATCAACAGGGTTTGAATCAGTTTCTCCATCGACTTGGAATGTATTGATCTATGGTCCTCCACTTGAGGCAACCATCAATGACATTGATAAGATCACATTGTTCTACGACACCTTCCGTGACGTAGGCAGGATTATTTACAACGAATATGCAGGTGATAACTGGCATAAAGATCTAGAGTACTTTGAAGAAACGAAGGGTGATATCTAATGTCTAAACATATTGCCAAGGATTTCTTTTATTCACTGCCTTCTGGTGGCAACGTTCATCCCTGCCGTTTGATCCACAAAGATGGAACGCTGATGTGGAAACACGCTTGCTCTGTTGCCTTGCCTGCTGAGGAAGCACACGAAGCTCACATAATAAAAACTGCCCAGCGCCTAGAGGAACTGAACAGTTGGATCTCCCAAGGGCTTGAGCCTTGGCAGTGTTTGTTACCTGTAACTTGGTATGTACCTACAGAACCTGAACTAGATCAAGGTATCTCTGTCTACTTCCAGCACACCGACTACGCTAATGAACTTGTTTATGACAAACTCTCTAGCCACATACAGAGCCACGAAGCTCTGGAACTAAGACAGAATTATCTGTTCTTCAAGCGCTGTTAACAGGCCGCCTTTCGGCGGCTATAACATCATAACGAATCAATGAGGCGGTTTAAATACCAGCGTGCTTTTTCTGCATCTTCCTTGGGGTTATCTTTCAACCACAAGCGCAGCAGATACTTAAGTACTTGACCTTGTTGATAAGCGAGTTTCATATCAGGTGCGTCTTGAATTGCTTCCTCAATGATCTCAATAGCTTCTTGCTTACCACGAGTGTAATGAGCAGGGCTGTTGACATTATCCTTGCCACCTAGCGTATAGATACCAACGGAATCACTGTTCCAACAAATGGTGTCATCGCTTGCTGCGCCTGGGATATAACCTGTACCCCAATACTTAAATGGATCAGTTCCAGTATCAGAAAATTTAATGGAATCGCTCATTTTATGTAGTCGCAATCTGTTGTTTCACTACCTAATATAGGGAAGTAACAAAGATAATGTGAGCTATGCCAGCACCAGCAGGAGATCCGACATACATAAAAAATCGGGAGAAATATTTTATGTCGGTTGCTAAAGCTATTGAAGCTGCTTCGTCTCACCCTAGGATTCCAGGAGGCTGCATCATCGTCAGAGATCGGGAGATCATTGGTGACGGTAGAAGCATCCTTACTGATTCAAAAGTAGAGATTGACTGTCTTACATATGCCATCGGTGCTGCCTGCAAACGTGGCACTCCGTCAGTTGGAGCAGAAGTATTTACCACTCGGTATCCGTTCTCTCCCTCCATCTTCCAATGCTGGTTGATGGGTATCAAAAAAATCTATGTGCTCTCACACGAATGGGATGCATTTTATAAAGATGAATACAGACGAGCAGCACGTCTAGCTCGCGAACTATTCATTGCTATCGAACCTCTCTTTGAAGATGAAGACAAACGCTTTGGAGTCAATGCAAACATCAAAACCTCAGACGACGACCCGTCAGTCTACGAAGACGAAAACCCATATTCGCCGGATGAATATGATCCAGCAACTTCACAACATATCCTCGATGAAAACTCACCTTCTGTTTGACCTTGAATCAACTGGCTTGCTGCGCCAAGGATCTTCTATCCACTGCATTGTTGTGCGTGATGGTAACGATGGCGGCACTACTGTGTTTGACCATCAGCCTGAGCGAGCACTGCTACAGGGAGTGAAGCAGCTTGAGTCAGCTGACGTACTTATTGGACACAACATTATTGGCTATGATATCCCGCTTATTAAAGAACGCTATCCAGACTTTGAACCATCCGGACAATGTATCGATACGCTTGTCCTTAGCCGTCTCTTTTATCCTCATATTGCTGACCGTGATTATGAACGTCGGCCATCCGGTATGCCGCAACGATTGTATGGACGGCATTCACTTGAAGCCTGGGGTTACCGGCTAAAGTGCTTTAAGGGTGACTTTGCTAAGCACGATGGTGCTTGGGATGTGTATACACCAGAGATGCTTGATTACTGCATCCAAGATACAGAAGTGACACTGAAACTTTGGCAACTTATGCAACGGAGAATGAACGACTATGCCTAAAAAGAATGATCCTCTCACCGTAGAGGAAATGACAGAAGCTGCTGATACTTTCTTTCCGCTCTTTCTTATTGTCGACAACCGTATGCCATCAGGCTCTACGACTGAAGACACACTAAAGGTTATGGAAACTGTGGCAAAGCTTGGTCACAAGAACAGAGCAGATAAAGCTGCTAAAGAAAAAGCTATGAAGTTTGGATTCAACAAAGATAAGGAGGACGACGATGCTTGATTGTGTATCACTAGAAATGCGGATGGCTGAGATTATGACTCAGCAGGAAGCATCTGGATTTCCATTTGATACTGATGCTGCTGAGCGTGTACGTGCGAAGCTGTCAGAAGAGATGACTGAGATTGAGCAAAAGATTGCACAGCGCTTTATCTACTTCCCTGGCAAGGTGTTCACACCTAAGCGGAAGGACAGCAAGAAAGGGTTCCACTCCGGTGCACCGATGACCAAGTTGCTGGAGTTCAATCCAACCAGCCGTCAGCACATTGCGTGGGCACTCAAGCACTTCCGTGGTGCACGTTTCACTAAGGTGACTGACACAGGTAAGCCTAAGGTTGACGAGGCTACGCTCTCTGAAGTGCGTGACATTGCACTTTCTCAAGGCAACGAATTGTTGCACGAAGAATGTGAGCTGTTCATTCGTCTGCTGACATTGCAGAAGTGGATGGGTCAATTGTCAGAGGGTACTAACTCTTGGCTCAATACAATTGAGGAAGATGGTTGCATCCATCACAGCTGCTCTCTTGCTACACAAACTGGGCGTAACGCGCACCGTGGTCCCAACT